GAGATCATTGGGAATCGCTTGTTGAATTCGTGGCTCAAAAATCGGCAGAGGAGCCACCACAAATAAAAACTGATGCAGGCCACCAGCACCGCACCGCCAACCACTTCGGCGGCATAGATCAGGCAGTTAAGTCTTGTCGCCACGGCTTGCCCTCCATGCACAAAAAATCCCAGCCGCACAGCATACCAGCAGCAACACCACAAACTCCGGCTCCGGAACCAATGACACGCCAATCACCTGTAAATTCAGCCCCGGCGCGTCCTGTATGCCGAACTGGCTATCCACTGCATTCCCAGCACTACCCACCCACTGGCTTTGATTCTCCAGCCCCGTGACCGTCAGGTGATGCCAGCCTCCCGGCAATTCACGAGCCAGCCCAGTCAACCGCGTGACAGCGGGACCAGAATAGATCGACTCGCCAGACAGCCAGACAGTTACTCGGCCCGTCCCGCTGCTCAGCGGATTGTCCTGGACCTGCAGCCGGAGGTCGTTGATCCGAAAACGCTTATCAATCCAAAATGGCTGGGTCCGCGACTCACCCGGACGAATCAGATATGGTGTGTTGTCGCGCGGCGGATCGTTGCCGCCTTGCCCCCACAAAATCACGTCGGCTTGTGCTGACGATGCCAGCACACAAAACCAAAACAGTCGAGTAAATGCCCAGTCTGAGAGTAACCGAAAAAATCGCATGGAAGTCCCCTTGTGTGTGTTGTGTCAGAAAACCCCCGCCAGCCGATCCGGCGGGGTTTGTGTTCGTGTGAATCAGTAACCCCAGCGATACCACACACCGCCGATGCGAGCCATTCCGCTGTCCAATGACTCCGCAATTTCACCAGCCAGTTCCTCTGCGACGCTTGGCGATATCGTTCCGCTGATCGTTCGCCAATTGTGACCGACTCCGCTGTTGTCTCGCTGGATGATTCTGCCCATCACCACCACTGGGCCTTCCACATAGCAATCGCGACCATCGACTACGATCACACCCTCGTCACCGGACTGCGTGGATGATTCTTCGGCCTCAATCGCCGTCGCTGGTCGAATCACGTCACCAGTGTTGTAGTCGCACAGATCGCCGTAAATTGCCTGTGTTTCGTCGCTCATCGTCGTAATCCCTTCGTGGATTGTTGTTTGCCGCGTGGCTCGCGGCGTTGCTCGTCACCTTGTCGTTCGCACCGTCTTGCGTCGACACGGGGAATAGTAATCCAATCGACCGGGAAAACAATCTCACTTTCCTGAGTTTTCTGAAAATTCGTCAAACTTCCAGAAATGCAGGGTTTTCACTGCTGGATCGGGCGTAGCTCAATCGGCTGCATGTAGTTTCCCGCGCTGCAGCCCCACAGAATCACCCCGGGAAACGGGAAAACGCCGCTTCGGTAGACGTCTGCAGGCATGCCACCAGTGTTGCCCGGCTCTGCGTCGTATGATTGCCAGACGTCGTATGGCGTTGGCGGGTCAATGGACTGCGGAGCAGACCGCGGGAATAGTGACCACCGCCGCAGGTCGTCACCCTGCGTGATGTTCGTGCGGCTCGTGATTACAGCTTCGGCCGGCGGCTCAGCAAACGAGGCACCTGGCGGCAGGTATTCGTTGGCCTGAATTGTGAACACCTTGCCGGTCCATCTGGGATGCTCGCGGCCACTGCCAAACCAGTAGAAGCCCGGAAGCTCACCAGCTGAGGCGGATTGGTTGCGGCGCGTGCAGAATTGCCAGTTGTACAGATCATTGAAAATCCTTCGCCCCTTCTCCGGCCCCTCAGTTGCGATGAGTTGCTCCAACAGCTGCTGATCGGCGTACGAGGCCAGAAATCCAGTCGTCTGCAGAATCCTCAGGCAGACGTCAATCAGTTCACCGCCCTGATACACGCCGAACGTATACGGGACCCCGATCGCATCGAAGCATCCACGATTGGTCAAATCAATCGCCGGGGCCATTGGGTCATCGAGCGCCCCAGGGTGCAGCCAGCCCGGCATTGGGTTCCACGGATTACAGATAGTTGAGGCGTGCATACAGTGCCTGCGTATACGGATCCAATTGTGGAACGATCGTCTCAACCTTCCGGCGTGCCAGTCTCTGCACCTCGTGATTTCGGTACCACTCAGTGTCACCGGAACCGCTGGCCAGTGATTGCCCATGATACTGGTTGGTGTGCCACCTGAAAACGTATTGCGGCTCAGCAAACTCGCATGGGTCGACCGTCCTGCCCGAGGCGGCGAAGTGGCTCAGCATCTGCTGATCAAAATTGGCGGCGTCAGTCTCCGGCCATCCGCCCCGCTCCTCAAAGTGGCTGCGGCGGAATGCGATTGAGCCATGGAAGCGGCCGTCGGCTGCCTCCTCAATACACTCTCCGAGCGTGGTGCACCCGTAATCACTGCGGACGCGTGAGGGTTTTGAGAAATCGCCATCGAACAGAGCGTCAACGTGGGCCATGGTGTGCTCTGGGAGAAACGAATCGTCATCCTCCGCCACGATCAGGATGTCATCAAATTCGCGCGGCACAAATAGGCTGGCCAGTGCGTTGAATTTTGCCGGAAGGCTGGGATATCGCTCAGCAACCGAAACCACCTGCCACCGATCCCCGTTGCAATCCGGCCCGTATTGATCCGCATCGTCCAGAATGACCAACCGTAGCCGATCGGCTGGGTATCGTTGCGCGAGAAAACAGGCAATCAGATTCGGCAGCGTCTGCGGCCGGCAATAGGTCGGAGTGATCCATGTGACGTGGGGCAGTTTCAGTTTTGCTCGCATCGCAGCATTTCACTCCAGTGGGTTCCGGCTTGGTGGTCCTCGCGGCTCAAATAGTGCGCGTGATCCGGGGGCAGATTATTGACGTCCAGATACCACGGCAGGTGTCGGGCAGTGGCTTTGGTGCACCGTTCGGCCGGATAGTATCCACGCCAGTCTGGTGTGCGGTAAATGGCCAGCGTGGTGTCGATGTCCGCCGCGAAGAATCCTTCCGCGGTCTGGTCCTGCCAGAATTGTTTTTCGTGGGCAACGGCCTTGCGGCCCAGCTCCGTGTCGGGCAGGTCGGAGAGTTTCAGGGCAGACCCAACTTTGATGAGGTGTTGCTGGCTTCGTAGCCGGTCCAGCATGATGTCGATTTCGTCCCCGGCCCAGTGGCTGATATCCAGATCTCCGTCAGTGACCAGATAGAACGGCGGTTGGTTCAGTGTCCCAAATCGCTGCCAGTATGCCCGGCAGCCATCGTTCGGCCCGTACGAAACCGCGATCCCTCCGCTGAGTTTGCAGTACGCTTCCAGAAGTGGCTTGTACGTGCTCCCACAGTCGATAATCCACACGCTACTGATGCCACGACATGACCGCAACTTTTCCGCCATATCAACGGCAGACATGAGGTCGCGGGATGTGATGAAGGCTGGGATTTTCATGAAGGCCTCAGCAGAACAATGAGAGGGCAGGGTAGGCAACTGGATTACTGGCCAACGTGGCAAACTGTGCAGACGCCAATCGCCCGTCGCGGGATTCAGCCAGCCCTGTGTCTTCGTTGATGCCGTAAACGTAGTGATTGCGAAGGCGCTCGAGACTCAGCCCGAGTTCCTGATGTCCCAGCATGTAGTTGCGCACTTTGCCATGCAGCGAGAGCGGCGATTTTCGCCCGCCAACCGGATCCCCGAATCGGTGTTGCCATCGGAGGAACGGCAGGCACTTGCAATCGTGGCCAGCCTTCCGGAACTTCTCGTGGATGTACCACTCCTCCCCGCCGAACTCGCGGAAATGCGGATTGAATCCGAGCCACGCGTCTTTTCGGCAGGTAAACAATCCGAGGCCCATCGCCGGGATTGAAAATGGTTCCGCCAAGATGTCCCGCCCGCGTTCGTCGATGCCCCACGTTCCCCACATGCCATCACGCCAGACGTCCGTGAAATGCGTGTAGACTGTCGCGTGACTGTCCAGCAGGAGCGGCCCGGAAAGCAGGTCTTTGCAGTCTGGATTGCTGCGGTAAAACGTCAGCAGCCTTTCGACCGCCCCGGGCACCAGCATGACGTGCGAATCCATCACCAGCACAGCGTCCCCAGCGGCCTCGCGGAAGATCCTGTCCCGCGGTGCCGAGGTGCCTTGGATCTCGCCAAACGGAATCCACCGAGCGGAAAACGGATGTCCCGGCTGCCCACTGCGGATCCCGGCGTTGATGTGGTCGAAGAGCCCTTTTGCCCGCTGCCCACAAGGTGAGTCCGGAGCGTTGTCGATTACGATCAATTCAACATCGCTCATCATGCACGCGTGATAGAGGCGAAGGGCGTTGACCGAAAAATACAGTCCGTCAAAATCGTTATGCGTGGCGAACCCGATTGTCAGTTTCATGGCGTTTCCGGCGGTGCTGTGCTGAATCCGAATGTGGTCGTGGTTGTCGGATTGGCTGTCGTTGTGGTTGTGGTTGTTGGAGCTGTGGTGGTCGTGGTCGCAGGTCCGGCCGTGGTGGTTGTTGTCGGTCCCGCGGTCGTGGTTGTGGTCGGCCCCGTCGGAGCGGCGGTCGTGGTCGTTGTGGGCTGGTAGATGATCCCACTGTATTCCTCGTAAATTCGCGGCTCAACGGCCCCAATCATTAGCCCGATATTCTGGGTGAACCACCCCAGCCCGAGAGCACCAGCGGCAATTCTGGGCGATGTGGTGCGATTGACGAGGCACCAGCATGGGAACACCAGCGGAGCCACCGAGAGCGGCGATTCCGACACCCGCAGAACCACCGTGTCCAATGTGCCAGTGGTGAGGGGAAGGGCTGTCAGGCCTGTGAATCGTTCTGGAAGGGAAACGAACCACCGGCCCGGGTAGTACGTTTCGCCAGTCCCGCTGATTGTGTCTGTGATGGTCCCGCCCGTCACTTTGCAGATGTCGCGGAGCGGTTGCGGGAGAGCGGCCCGGAATTGGACCGCGGTCGCGTTGAATGGAATCGGGTCAGACTCCACGTCATTCCACGCCACCTTGAACGTGCCCGGCTGGACCTGCCCCGCGTTGTAGGCGGCTGGGTAGCCAATCAGGCACACGTCGTAACTGTAGGGGTAGAGAGGATCAACAACCATCGGAGCGTAGCGCCCGAGAGTCCAGCCCTCAGGCGCTCGCAGAATCATCAGCGGCACGGCCTCGACACCGCCACCGCCCACGAACTGTGGACCATTGACAGCAACCCGCTGCCACCAGTCGATCAGGTCATTGAACGGACGGCGGTCTGCCGGCTCAATCGCAAATAGTTCATCAGCCACCAATCACCCCCGAATCGTCACCACACCAGCGGCCGTCAGTTGTCGCATCAGCAATCGGCCGGCGTTTTTGGTCAGTGTCGTGAGAGCCACTGCACCGCCAACCACCAGCCCGTTATTCTGCTCAAGGCTTCCCAGCGTCACTGACTCGCCATCGAAGGCAGCCAGTCCGAGTTCGCCAGTAATCACCTCAGCAGCTGCGTTGGTGTTGTTCACCAATGCACAGCACGCCGCCTTATCTGTCTCGTCACTCGATGCCGTCCTCACCACTCGCAGTGTACCGGCGGAGATGCCCAGATCAAGGCGAATCAGTGAGGATCCACGGCCGAGGCCGAGACCAATTTCGGCAGCAGTCCCGGACGGTACGCCAATCGACAGATAGCGGGGCAGATACTCGACCGAGTTCTGGACGTTGGTGCGTTCTGGGCGGCCCAGCTGTGCGGTGTAGGCCGCGGCAATCCGGAAGGATGTCACCTGCAGCCCACAGTAGATCGTGCCAGACCCCGCGCTCGTGATTGTGATCGGACTGCCGGTCGCGGTCGCACTCAGCTGGAATGTGCCCGCCTCGTTGTCCGCGTCCAGAACGTAATAGTTGGTTCCGGCAGACAACCCACCGGGAATCGTCCCTGTGGATTGCAGGCGCACAATCTGGCCCGTTCTGAAATCGTGCCCGCCAATCGCCCGCAGGCGATTGAGGGCCCCGATCGGAGCGGCCGTCGTGGTCGTGGTCGAACTGGTCGTGGTCGTTGGGAGTGGCGTGTAGATCGTTTCGACGGTCACAGGAACCCACTGCCGGAGCCCGTAGCGGATATCTCCAGCGGCGTTGTCGATTGTTACGTCATCCGTTGCCCCTGGCAGACGGCCCAGAGTCCAGTTGGTTGCGTCTGCCCAGTTCCGCGGCCCAGTCGCTCGCTGCACCAGTGCCACGGTATTGAGCGTTGATGCGTCAATGGCGTTCTGTGTGATTAAGAACGTCGGCAACAGCTGGTTGGCCAGACCGCTGGTGAATGTGATCAGATAGCTGGTGGAATCTGCGGAATAGGTGACTACCACGTTATCCACGTTGCCGATTCCCGGCAGCGTGGCCAGCAATGTCCGAAGCGAAGCAGCAGAGGTGCCCACGGGAACGTAAATCGGCCCCTGACCGTCGAAGGCCAAGTAGAATCCGCCCGAGACTGCGGAGCGGCCCACGGCAATTGTGGCCTTCTGCGTGCGCGCGGTGACCGAGTACCGATAGATGCCGGCGGAGCCTGTGCCATTGCCGCCCAGAGCCACCGAGGTCGGCACGGGAAGCGGTCGCGTTTTCTGTGAGGTTGCGTACGTCACCAGCCACGGGGAGGTTTCCGTGCCGGATCCCGTGACTGATGTCCCACTCCCAATCAGTGAATCAAACTGTGCCTCGACAGTCGCGGCGGATGCGTTGTAGGCGATGGCGGCCGTGGTGCCTTCCGGCAGCGTCAGACGGAACGAACCAGAACTGGTTTTCGCTGGCAGTGAGATTGCGTGGACGGCCCCGGATGCAGTGCTTCCGGCGTCGTTGATTTTGCGGAGTGTCCCAGTACCACCAACCTGCCGGAGTGTGCCATCAATGGCGGCGCCGGTCAGAAATGCGGCGTTGTCGATCAGGTGAATGATCTGTGGGTGATAGAACGAGTAAGGCGCGTAGCTGGCGGCTCCCCATGACTCAGTGTTGCCAATGTGCTTGCCAACAATTCCAAGGAAGTCCGAGAAATCAGAGATGTCGTTTAGGCTCGCTGCGGCCGCAGCTGCGGCCGTAGCGTAGGCTGCATTTCCCGTCGTGTCGCTGAAGTAGGGCTGAACAGTGCTACCCGAATTCGTAATGGTGGTCCGCTTGCCCTGATATTCCAGCGTGATCGTGTTGCCTGTGGTGAAGTCGAGCAGATAGTGAGCGGCATAGCCCGAACTGCTGTTTCCGGTACCGAATGCCGTCGTGACAGACAGCTGGGCGGTTGGGTCATTCAGATTTTTCAGCGCCGTAAAGCCCACCACACTGCTGATCGAAATCGTCGGGCGTGCGGCGGATGTGTAGCCCGTGAAGTCCAGAATATAGTGAGAGGATGGGATTCCAGAACCGTCCTTGAAAAATCCGCCATACACCTCAACAGCGTTGGTGGAAAGCGTCTTGACGATCTGGCGCATTTTGTCGATGCCGTCATCCGATCGCACCGCGGCGCTGTTGCCGTCGATGGTCAGTGTGAAAGTGGAATTGGCTTCCACGCCCAGCATCCACACGTCATGCGGCCCCGCCTTGTATGGAGTACTTTCGCGGACGTTCACCACCGTTCCATTCTGCAGCGTTGTGGCGCCCATAACGACAGCCACGGGAGTTGCCGCGAAATCGCCCTGCCACTCCAACAGCGTCTGGTCAGCGGTCGCTGTGCGAATTGTGGCAGACGAGGATTTCCCGGTTGCCGTGTCGATTGCGGAGAGGAGCCCAGCGGCGTCACCGTAGGTGATCGCACTCGTTTGCACGCCGTTGATGGTCAGCTTGTACGTGCCCGCCCGAGCCCCGTTGAACGTCAGCAGAGTGATCTGGTTGACGGGCGTCGCTCCCAGATCATTGGCCACGGTGACGGCCGGACGAATGGCCATGGAAATCTGAAAGTCTTCGTCCTCAGTCCCGGAAACCAAAACATCCGAGCCACTCACGCCGAACGTCAAATTCGCAAACTCTGGCGCGGCGGAATTTTGCAGCGTCGTGGCGATGGTCGACGGGTTCCATGACGAGAATTTGAACAGCCGAGGCCCACAGCTGATCTCGATATCGACCACGCCAGCAGTCCCGGGGGACAACAGCCGAATCACCTTTGCAAGCGGTAACGCGTCACCGCGGAATTTATTCAATGGCATGTGGTATCACCTCAGGTAAACAACAGGTTGAAATCGAGTTTGCGTGGAATCAGGTACTTCACGAAATGCAGGTCGGACTTTTCCAGCTTCTGTTTCAGGACCCACTCATACTGTGGGGCACTTCCCGGCGGAGCCACGTTGACATATTCGCGGATCTGGTTGCCCTCTGCGTTTAGTGGTACCGGTTTCGAGACTTGCTTGCCAGTCGAGTCCGTGCATGGCCTGCGGATTTCCTGAGTGTACCCCAGCAGGAAGGCGAATCCTGTTTGGTCGTATGGCCCATAGATCGGGCGCTTCGGGAAATACTCGGTGAGTCCCTGATTCAGGTATTCCTCGCGCCACGTCGATTGGCGATAGAAGAATTGAAGCGGCATTTCGCGGAATTCAATCTCACGGCCATCCACCTCAGTATACTGTGGCAGACTGAGTTTTACGCCCTTCATTTTGAGCGTTTCCGGCTCTGCAACGAACCCATCAAGATCCACTGGTTCCGAGTTGACGCAAACGTGGGCGAACTCTCCGAGCCACTGCGGAATCTGGGTAATGAACCTGCTGCCAGTGAACACCAAAACCTGCTCTTCGCGGGTGATGCCCACCAGTGGTTCGCCAGCTGTGTTCACCAGTGGATTGCCTTCGCCATCGACTTCGGCCGGAACCTCTTCGAAATCCGTGCCAACCTCGAACCGTAGTGGACGGCGGAGCGGATTCGGGTCGTTGACGGTGCCTCTTCCGGCCCCGACTTTCAGCGTCAGCTCAACCACCGCCTGGCAGTGTTCAGAGTTGGCCAGTTTGTCGATCTTCAATCGCTCGACGTAGTACGCATTGGGGCGATACGTGCCCGGGCAGAGATCGGGGAACAGGGCGCACGCCAGATCCTCCGACATATCCGCCTGATCGGTCAGGCAGATCAGATTCCAGTACTCCGTCACGCGTCGCTCTGGCGTTCCATCCTGCGGATACGTCAGCTCTCCGTCTCGCTGGTGTGCCAGCTCTTTTCGCCAGAATCGTGCTTGCGGCAACGCCATTATTTCCGACTCCCTCTAATCACCACAGCGTTCTGCCGAGTCTCGCGGCGGGTACGCTCAAACTGATCCTCCAGCGTGCCTTCCAGCGACTTCACAGCGTCCGTGGTCTCGTCCTGTGCGGCCTGCTGATTCAGTGATTCGTAGATTGCCCGCTGGCCTTCCTGTGTGCGTCGGCTCACAGCGTCGACGAATGCGGCCTGCTGCTGCTGTGCTCCAGCCAAATTGGACCGCACCTGATTGGCCATTGTCTGCCCCGGGGTAATGGCCCCGGGTTTTTGTTCGGCTTGAATCTGCTCTTTTTTCTGGTCCTGTTGCAGCTGGTCCGTGCGTTGCTTTGCCTTGTCGATTTCGTTCTGTAATTCGAGTTGAATCGCTTGCACCTCCTGTGCGTAGGCTTGGCGTTCCTGCTCGTAGGCAGCCTGTCGTTTGTCCTCTTCGGCCCGAATCTCTTGCTGCACCTTTTCCAGATTGCTGATCCGCTGCGGAACGTCGCGGCCGATAAGCCTGTTTGCCCAGTCGGTCAGCTCTTGAACGAGGTCTTGCACCTCTGCAATCGCCTGAGATGGTGCCGTTGAAATGTTGCTCCAGAGTTGTGCCCAGATTTCCCGGATCATGATTCCGGCCTCATTCAGGCCTTGCCGAATTTTGATCATCCCGATCCGCAATGCGGCCCCGGCGGCTGATAGTGCCAGCTCGATAGCCCCCTCAAAATCGCCTGATTTCAGCATAGCCACCACCTGATCGTAGGCAGGGCCGAACATTTCCGTGAGGGCTGCGGCCATCTCCTGCAGTGTGCCAGTGCTGTAGAGGATTGCGGCGCCTGCGGCCATCAGAATGACCGGCACGGAAATCCACGGATTCAGCATGAGACCCACCGCGGCCCCGAGCACACCAACCACGACAGATGTCGCGGTGATGATTTTCGCCACGGCAATCAGAGCCACACCACCGGCGAACACCGCGGCCGTCAGCTTGACGATTGACACAATCACATGCTGATTCATGCCGATCCATTCAGTCAGCTGGCCAACCGTCGCGGTGATCCATCCGCCAAACTGCTCCAGCATGGGCGCCAAGGCGGTCCCGATTGCGATTGCAGCCCCCTCGATAGCCGAGGTGAATCGCCGCCACACGCCACCGGGTCCGGCGTCCATACTCCCGGCCGTCTGCTCTGCAACGCCACCAGCGTTTTTCAGCTGCTCAGATAGCCTCTGAGTTTCCGTGGCGGTGTTGGCCATCACTGTTGCACCAGTGATCCCGAGGAGCCCGAACGCGTCATTCATTTTGGCGATTCGCTCGCCAGCTGGCAGGTTGTTTGTGGCGTTGGCCAATTCGCCCATCACCTGCACAAGCGGTCGTAGATTGCCTGCAGCGTCCAGAAACTCAACGCCAAACAGTTGCCGCATCTTGTCCGCTTCGGCGGCTGTGATTGTGCCGAGGCGGCGGAGGGCTGTGCCCGCGTTGCTGCCCTGAATGCCCACATTTCCGAGGGTTCCGAGGATTGCGACGGTATCTTCCAGTGACATGCCAAGGTCGGCAGCCACCGGCCCGGCGTAACTGAGGGCTTCGCCCAGCTGGTCGACCGAATTGAATGTCGCATTCGCCGCCAACGTCAGAACATCTGCCACACGCGTGGCATGCTCAGCACCGAGCGAGAACTGGCGAAGCGTTGCGGCCATGATGCCGGCGGACATTGTTGCGTCGGTCCCACTTGCTCGTGAGAGATTCAACACTGCGGCCGTCATGCTGTCGATTTCGTCGGGACTGAAGCCAGCCTTCCCGAGTTCGCCCATCAGGTTGGCCACCTGGGCTGCCGTGAATGACGTCGTGCGGCCCAGTTCGAGAGCCGTGTTTCTCATCTGCTCCAGCTGTGCGTCAGTTGCCTGTGACACTGCACCCGTCATGCGGATGGCGTCATCGAATGCGATCAGCTGGGAAATCGGAAGGGCAGTCGCGGCCAATCCCCCAAATCCCGCGGCGAATGCCGTTCGGCCGATGTTCTGAACCCTCGCACCGAACTGCCTCAGGCGGCGTTCTGCCACCGTCAGACCGCGCTTTAGGGGATTGTCCTCAAGGAAGAATTCAACGAATGCCCGCCCGGCTCGTACTGATCGACTCGAAGCCACTCTGCCACCTCACAACCACCGCAGAAACGGACTGATTTCCGGCTTCGGCGGCTTTGGTTTTTCGATTTTGTACGGATTGAATCGGAGCGGATCTTGCGGCCGTTTCGACCAGACGTCAACAGTGGTCGACATGATTGACGACACCTTGTCCCACTCCTCACACCTGCGGGCCCTGTCCATCATGTCCAGTTCCCGCCAGGTGTAAGGGTCGGGGCTTAGTCCGAGCCTGCCGGCTGCGGAATAGACGAGTTCCCAGGGCTCAAATCCATCGAGAGGATCTCCCGCGTCACCTCGCTCACCAGATCCGTCTCCGTGATCCGTTTCGCCAGCGTGTTTCTTCCCGCCTGAATCGTCTCGATGGCCTTCTCCAATGCGGCGGCCATCTCCGGCTCGCCGCTGGACTGGAAAAAATCGCGGAGGCTTTCGTTCACCCCACGAATCAATGCGGCGACGTCTGCACCGTTGGCCACTTCTGCCAGCTCTTCCTGTGCCTCAGGTGTCTGCAGTCCATAGAACTCACATACCACTGGCCAGCAAACCTCAGACTGACTAAGGAACTGAGCAAACACCTTCACGTCACGACTCAACAGGTCAATGCCGTGAATCCGTTTGATGCGACGGAGTAACCCCAGCGTGGCTTCACACTGGAGTTGTTTTCCGCGTGCCAACTTAACTTGCGGCATTGTCGTTGCCCTCCGTCATTGCGGCGGATGCGGCTGCAATTTTCGCCTGAATGAAATTGGGGTCGACGATTTTCGCGGCCCCAGCTTCGCGGGCCTCCTCCAGCGTCATGAACGGAATTGCGGTGAAGGCCTGCAGGTTGCCGGCGGCGTCTCGAACAAAATGGACAACTGGTTTCATGGGCTTCCCCCGAGAAGCGATTGAAACGGACTGGAAACGCTACGTCAGACCGTGGTTGTGGTTGGCGCGGCGATGGTGTTGAACGTGGGCTGGTACGTGCTCACAGCTGCGGGCTGGAGGCCAAATTCGACCGTGTTGAATGCGGCCAGGTCCGAGGGCTTCGGAGCACTCGTCACGACAACATCCGCGAACACGCCACGACTGCCGGCGGTCGCGATTGGTCCATCCATGTCAGCGATTGCGATCGGCGTCCCGTTGCGATACGCATTCCACAGAATGGCCTGTGCAGCGTCGTCTGGGTCATAGGTGCAGCTCAGCGTGTAGCTGAGAGTTCGCTTGCCCACGCCGTGCGTGACGAATTCGCCGCGGCGGTTGGTGACGTCTGCCACTGCCCGGGAATCTTCCATTCCGACAGATTCGACCAGATCGACTTCGGCCCACGTGATGGACGTGCCAGCTTGGTGCAGAGTTGCGGAGACATAGAATTTGCCGCGCAGTCCGTGTTTGTATGCCACTACAGTATCTCCCTGAAAATTGCCGGAATTTTGCGGTCAACCGCAACATCAAACGCCGGTCGCATATATGGCCGAGGAGCCACCTGCACCGGCTTTTTCTCGTAGTACGCTCGCACCTGATTTTCGCCAGCCAGAAACCACGTCGGGCGATAAGCGATCATGGTTCCGCCGTATTCCAGTTTGCCTGGGATGTCCGACTTGTCGAAGATGATCGGGCCAATCACCACCGAGGCCATATTGGGTTCAAGAACGAACAAAATCAGGTCACGGAATCGGCTGAAAATCTTCCCGCTGAAGGTGTAATCCTTGCGATAGTTCGGCGGTGAGTTTGGATCTGAAATGGTCTGCGGCCACGGCTGAACAATTTGTTTCAGCTCAGCGTCTTTGGCCTTCTTTCCGCCGGCCAAAAATCGCCCCCGTTTGTCGCGCCTGACCAGCAATCTGTCGAGGCCTACCAGCTCTTTGATCTCCTGCGGAAGCTCGTCCGCTCGCAGGTCTCGTTTCGGTGTCAGTGAGTTGCGGGCCACTCGCATGCAGTACGCGCCGAACGTGGCCAGTCTGCGACGCGATACGCGGTCCAGCTGGTTGACAATGGCCGGACGATCGAGAAACAGGGTTTTCGCCTGCTTCACCGTCATCCGCAAACCAAATTCTTCCACGCTGCTCATTGCCACTGCCTTGAAGTGTACAGTTTGGCGCTGTTGTCGTTATTCCACCACTGCCAGTGCCTGCTGGTTGCTGCTGACTCGCAGATTCTGTAATCGATTTCATCGACCGTGATCAGGTCCCCGATTTCCAAATCCTCACCGCAAACGTCAACGCCGATAATCCACAGCTGCTCAGTTGAGTCAACCGTAAAATCACCGCCGAAAGACTGCAGGTTTTTGCGGCTTGATACCCTCGTGATCAGGATGCCGGAAACAATTACGTCATCACCGCGGGTGATAGTCGCAACCTCGCCAGCCACGTCTTTTATGCGGCTGCGAACATGGGCTGCGGCTTCTGTGCGGCGTGTCATTGTATGGTCTCAAAAAACAGGCAGGTTGCAGGCTTTCGCGCTGCAACCTGCGGAGTTTCGTCGGTTGGCCGATCAGCCAATTACGGAGCGGCTGTCGTGGTTGTCGGAATCTGTGCCGTGTTCGCCGGCTGGCCAGCGTTGTTCAAGGCGACGATTCCGAACGCGGCGTTCAAGGCCTTGTCCTTCACGTACGTGCCAATCACAGTGCCGGTCAGTGCCAGACTCTGCGTGGTCAGATTGATGCGTGCTGGCTGTCCTGCGGCGATTGCCGCAAAATTGCCTGCAGTGATCTTCAGGACCACCTCAGTTTCGAGGGACGGAATCACAGCCCCGCTGGCCACGTTCTGCGTGCCACCGTAATAGCCGATGCGCCCATCTGGGCATTCATGCAGGTGGCCGCTGCTCACGTTGCGAAGTGCGGTCACGTTTTCGACTGTTGAATATTCACCGTGGACGGTCGCGCCCATTGTCACTTGCTCCTCTTGCGTTTGGGCTGATCGTCAGCCTCTGCTGTTTCTGGATCTGGTTCCGAACTCAATTCAAAGGCGGCCTCCGGCGCGTCTGCGATCAACCCGAAGCCCATCAGCTGACCGCCGCGAAGCTCATCGAATTCGGCAGTGCTCCCCGCTTCATGCGTGGTGCCGTTGTCAATGAATCGTTGCAGTACTCGATATGACTTCATGGTTGATCTCAGAGGCGTCTGGAGGAGGAATCAAAACTAATCAGGCGTTGTTACGCTGAACCGACTTGCGGCGAACTGGTGCGATGCCTGCGGCCATGCTGCAGTCATACCAGAACCCGAACTGACCATTGCCCAGCTGACCATTGCGGAGGCGTGGAACGCGTCCGAGGCCAGCCACGTAAACCAGCTCGATAGCCGGCTGGGTCGCGTCTGCAATCCACCAGCTCGTGGGCACACCGGCCACGGTTGCCGGAACGTCGGCAACGTCGGTCGGGTCTGTGAATCCGTTGTCGATTCGAGCGTCCGACAGAACCCCGCCGATCTGGCCAGCCAGAACATTGAGCGAACTGCGGGTCGCATTCTCGCCAGTGATCAGAGCGGAAGGGCTCAGCAGCTCTGCGGCGGTGAATCGGTTTGCACGGCTCACGATCAGGTGAGTCGGACGAACGTCGATATTGACGCCGTTTTCCTGCTGCGTCTCGAACGCTGTCAGACCGCTGATCAGGTTTTCACGGGTCAGGGCTTTGCTGGTTCGCAAGTTCCCGTCGGTCGTGTTGAAGAACGCCCTGGTGTTGCTCATCGTCGGGTTGGCGATCAACACGTATGCGATCAGGTCGTAAAGCAAACGGCGGGACCGCTGGCCCATGACTGCACCGGCTTGGCGAAGCGTGTCGAAGCGTTCGTCGATCAGGTCTTGCTCAGAGAACTGGAACCTGTCGGCGTACATCTTCGCCCGGATCTGCTCACCACTGGCACTCATCGAGATGTCCTTCGCCACACCCTGATTCGGGAGCGGACGAGGAGCACCGCCGGTAAGCTCCAGAGCCTTGCGCTCAGCGGCCATGAAGTTCTGAACGTCGGACTCGGTGACCAGCTGCATCAGCTCACTGGTCTGCTCAACCCAGCTCGCCATGACGCGGGCGTTCAGTGCCTGCGTGTACATATCGGTGATTGCGGTCGAACTGAATGCGGCTCGCAACCACTCATCAGACCGCCAGTGGCCCAGCTGACTCAGGTCCTGACCACCGAGGCGGGCGGCCTGGGCGAACAGCTCAACCATGCCATGACCGCGGAAGCGATCGGCCTGATCCATTGCCCGCTGCCGGAACTGGTCGTTGACCGGTCGGCGAAGGCTGGCATTCAGCGAGATCCGCGAATCGCGGGCCTCGTAGACAGCGTGGTCAGGGCGAACACCAAGACGATCGGCGAAGGCGATTGCCAGCGATGCCTGCATCAGGTCGCGGTCAGCAGGTGCCGGCGTGTGAACTGCGGGAGCCTGTGGGCGGCGCGATCGGAGGGCGTGCAGCTCGAACTGCTCAGGAGTCCAGCGGTTGCGGATCGCGTGTGCCAGTGCAGACTGGCCATCAATGGCCGGCGGCTGCAAAGAGGCGTTTAACGCGGTCAGCTGCTCGACTCGCTGCACCTGGTCGGCGGTGTCCTGCTCGTACTGAGAGAGGGTCGGGGCGTCAGCTGCGGGAGTGGTTGCAGCCGGAGCGGCTGGGACTTCCGGTGCCGGGGCTTCCGGTGCCGGCTGGGGAACATCGTCCTCAGCTTCGGCGTTGGCGGCTCGCCAGTTGGTCCGCAGTGCGGTGAGGGCGTCAGCGCTCAGCATTGCCACCGTCAGGCCCAGCGATGTCAGGTATTGGGAAAATTTCACTGCGGTCGACTCCTGTTCGAGTGTGCCAAAACTGGCGGCCAATTTCGCCACCGCTCCACCGGCGTCTGCGCCGGTCGCGGTAAATGTGATCTCTCGTAGTTCGGCATGCCTAGCGATTACGAAAGGGCCTGTCAACAACTGTCCATTCAAATTTTCTGAACGGCCCTCAGGAACCTCCACCAGATTCGACCGATCGACTACCACACCAACGCTCAGCTGCCACTGGAATCCGTTTGCGGCACTCTGAACAACACGGTCACGCCATTCAGTTTCGGCGCTCGCATAGCCCACGCCAGTGATCGAACTGGCGCCGATCTTGATTGACTCGGTATGGCCCACGGGCTGCGTGTTGTCGTGGTCCAGCAGAAGCGGCACCGGCATGCCGCCGACCATCTTCATGGTCGATAGATCAAACACCACTGGCATGCTGCGGCCTGGCAAATACGCCTTGCCCCCGGTGTAGGCCAGCAGGTTGAACTTGCGGATTTTTGAACCGCCTGCGGCCTCAATAACTTCCAACGTAGCCAGTCCGCCAGGGATTGGCAGATTGACGGGGGACGATGCCTCAAGTTTGATTTTGCTGGCCATTTGCCTGCTGTCCTCTCTGTGGTTGTGTGGCTGTTTTCTGCGGGGTCTGCCCGGGTCCGAGGATTGCGACGGCGGCTTCCGGAAACAGCGTTCGGAATCGAGCCTCGCGAAACTGCTCAATGGTGAGGCCATAGGATCGGGCGCTTGCCAGATCTTCCTCCTCAGGGTCAACGCCGTCGTCTTCCTGCCAGAATGCAGGCGACGTCAGGCCAGCGGCGCACGCCTTCTGCCGTCCGGTGTATTCGCGGTTGGTGTCCTGATGTCTGCGGCGGGTCCATCTCCACTCGTGTGATAGCTCAGCCTGCTGTGCAATGTCTGCCGGAATCAGCCCGAGAAGCACGGCCTCGCGGAGGAAATGGCCCAGCAACTTGTCGAGGCAAAGCGATTCCCAATCTTGTCTCTGAACGTCAACATCGGCTTCGTAGTCTTGCCGGCCCAGCTGCCCGCCGGCGAAATTGATCCCCGCTGAGTCGCCTGTGCTGATCTGCGATGGTTGGCCAAGTGGTCTGGCTGCGCCTGCGGTATTCGTGCGAACGAAATCCCCATGGCGTGCCGTCGGCTGCTCAGGCTTCATCTGCGTGGCTTTGTGGCCAGCAGGCAGGAAGCTCTGCATCCCGTACCCGATCGGCATGGTAACGCCCGGCTCAATCGGGTCGTAATTCTCGTCACCATCAGGAAATGTCGAGACGTTGGTTTCGATCAGAACCGTGTGTTTTGCGGCGGTTGCGGCGGCGTCGACCACGGCCCGATCGTAAACCCGAAGCATGGGGCCATCGCCGATACTGGTGGCCATCTCGGGATATCCGCGGCCCTGTGATGGGCGGCGCCAATCCCACACGTCAATCACGAATTCCGCCGGAACTGGATTCGGATTCAGTGCGGGTTCATCGGCTGGATGGTACGGGAGAACGTAGTAGGCAACTGGGTCGCCTTGCGAGTTTAATTCCTTGCCGTCCAGCAGGTACTTTGTGTTGAAGGCTTCTCCGTACAGATCCGCGAACGGCTGTTGAATCTGGTCCTCTTCGAACGGCACAAAATTCAGCGTGACGTCTGCGGCACTCAACGCCTGCCCCGGATCTCGCACTGGTGCCGGATAGTTTGTGATCATCGCAAGGCCGGTGCCGTCAGTGATTTTCGACCAGCACATCACGCGCAACTTGCGAGCCCCGTTGCGGAGTTTGAACCACTGGTTGAACAGCAGCTCCACGCCGCGGGCGGCTTCAGGATTTCCGGCGATTTTGACTTCAAGGAATGGCCCACGGCCAATGACCCACGTGACTGCGGCGCGTGCGGCACCCTGAAACCACTTGTTGGCTTGCAGAACCTCGTACCGGCTGCGATCAATCAGCGTTCGCCGTGCTTGCCGATCGTAGCCGGTCAGGCCAGATTCATGCTTGGCGCGTGCGAATAGCTCATTCAGTTCCGGGGTCAGTTCCGCGAAATCGAAAGCGGCATTCAGGGTCTCCTGATTCCGCTGCATGTCGACCACTTGGGCAACTCGCTGTTGCTCATGACGGACGCGGGCGGATTGTTTGGTGACTCGATTTTTCTTGCGTGCCATGGCTTAGGGTCTCGTGTGTGTGAGGCGTGTGCGGCGGATCATTGAACGTCCATCGGGAAGGGCTGCGGCGGCGTCCTGCTGTGCCTTCCACTGCTCGTAAGCAATGCGGTCCTTCAGGTTATGCTCTTCGATGGTCTCACCACCAATCACGCTTCTCAGGGGGGCGTTTGCTGCGTCGTTTAGTTCCATTCTCTGCCTCCTCAGCGTGCTTTTTCTCGATCCAAGTGTTTTTGGTCTGCGTTCGATTCATAGCGTGACAGTAATCACATTTCCAGATGGCGTGAATAATTCCGCGGGTTTTATATTGGCGCACAATCGCAAACCGTGGGCACCCGCACCGGTCACACTCGTTTGGCAGATTGCAGCCGTGTTCCTGTCTCGTCATTTTTTGCGGTCCAGTTTTGCGAGTAGATCGGCCTGTGTGAGTCTGCGTTTTTTCTGTGCCGTTTTTCGCTCACCACTTGCCCGGAATCCAGCCAGCTCGACACCAACGCGGCACAGTACACAGCAGTCCAGCCAGTGATCCTGATCAATGCCCGGCTTGTTCTGCCATACCTCAACCTCGCGTTTCGTCTCTGTCGATTTTTTCACGACTTTCGCGGCCAGATGGTTGGCCAGAATCGTGTCTGGAGACGTGCCGTTGTACGTGATTGAGCCCGGTGTTCCGGGGTCCATCGACAACCCCTTCTGCAGCTGCGAGCGGTAGAAGTTTGCGTCAAACAGCAGCATGCGGCGGTTGCTGCCCTCGCGTTTGGTGTACCACTCAACGGCTTTGTCGATGCGTTTACTGCCCGGCTGCATTTTGCGGGAGGAGATGGGAATTTCGTTGCCCGAAATGAATAGACCACCGGAAGGAATCAGGCGGCCGGAGAATCGCGAATCTGAGGCCAGACGGTGTACCACGTCCTGAGCCTTGTGCCACCGGTTGTCAATTATGATCGGGCCCATGGTCAGTGAATCAGGCTGTGGCAGATTGCCCAGTAGCTCGACAATCGCGGCGCTGTGCTCCTCTTCCCACGACATTTGCTGCAGGGGAAACTTCGCCCGGGCCCACTGGTGAATCGTCCGCGGCGGTCGCAGGTGGTGGAAGTCTGCCACGGGCTGCCGGGGGAATGTGTCACGCTCGACAATCCAGCCGGTCAGCTGATCGGACCACGCAATTTGAGTCCAGTACAGCAGATGCTCTTGAACGTCGATCCCGGTCAGCAGGATTGTGCCCTGCGGCGGAACCTGACCGCGGCGGATCCCGTTGTAGCGTGACAGAATCCCAGCGTAGTCCAGATAGATGGATAGATCATCCTCGCCTTGCGGGTCCTGCTGCTGTTCAGCGAGAAACGACATGCGGTCGCTCAAGTACTTGTCCATCAGGCCTTGAAGGGCGTCTACACAGCCCTTTTCGACGCGTGACGGCCATGTGATTTCGGCCCCGCGGCTCATCGCCTCGCGGTTGTCCAGATAGTACTGGGTTGCCCGCTGGCGTTCTTTGTCGCCTCCAGCCAAGTCTTCGCGGCGCAGTTCGTCATAGTGGTGCCACAATGGGTGATCCAGTTGCAAGTCGTCAGGCATGCGGGGCATTGCCGGAACGCGGCGGCCGGACCACTCTGGACGCTGATCCCGGTCGGTGAACTCGTAGGCCAGATCCCGCTTGGCAATGACCGTGCACGGCATGAGGATGGCCAGCTTTTCGCCTGGGCCCCGCGTGCCAGCCACGGCCTGCCGGATCTTTTTTGAGCGTGACTCAACCTCTTTGGGTTGTTTGGCGGTGTTGTCGTCTTGTGGGTCGTCCAGCATCACCAGCTCCGGCCGGACGGTGGTCCCGTCGGCTCGGTCGTAATACCGGCCACGAATGGAGCCCGAGTCGATACCGGTGCAGGAAATGACAGCCTCAGATCCCGGTGCACCGGGGATGCGTGGCAACACCAGATCCGGACGGGAACGGATCCGCAGCAGCTCACCATGGTAGGTCGCTGAGTTTTTCTGACTGCCAGCCAGCACCCGCATGGGATAACAGATCTCGGGGTATAGGTCGAAGAGCGGCGGGGAAGTTTCAAGGCGTCGTTTGATGCCCTCACGCTGGGCCGTCGCCATATCCGCGTTGGCCCCGATGATCAAAGCGTATCGAACCCTGCCAGTCAGGCACCCCCACACCGCGGCACCGATCGACAGCTGAGTTTTGCCGAATCCACGCTCGCAGGCGAACGCCTCATAGCCGCCATGCGTAGCGGCTCGCTCGATAGCTGCGATCAGTTCAAGGTGTGCGGCGGAGAATTCGAGGTGGAATATGTCCGGGAAACAATGCTCCAGAAACGCCTTCAGCGATCGGTCACACAGGGCGCGTTTTGCGGGGTCTGCCACGGCGGGTATTTCGCCGATCTCCCGCAGGGCTGCTCGATGGCGTGCCACCTTCTCCCGATTCAGCAGCCGGCGGCGTGCTATCGCCGCTTCCTGCTCCTGCTGCTTCTGATCCAGCTGTTGCTGTTTCTGATTCGCCAGCAGTTGCTCCAGTGCCTCCCGTTCGTCTGAAGTCAGCCAGGAGAACTCGGAGTCGCTGCACTCGCTCAGGAGGCTCTGCAGATCCGCAATCATGGTTTATCTCTGTCGTGACGATGGGGATTGTTCGCGGGACTGGTGGCTGCGGCTGTGGTGCGTGTAGGTGCACCGCAGGTATCGCCGGAGCGTTTGAATCATTGAGCATCCGCAGGATATTTGCTGCCCTGATTGCCTCGCGTTGTTTGCCATTCTGCACAATTTCCCAGAGTTTTGCCGGGAGTTTTGAGAACACATCCGGCGGAATCTCCCACGCCCTTTTCACCGCAGTTTCCACGTCACGCAACTCGCTGCGGCTCATCTGATTTTCTGAATTTTGCTCGTCCGTCACCCCTGACCCCTCCCAAGTGTGAGAAAAATAAGCTCGATTTACAAGCCCCAGACAGGGTTACGTTTGTTTAGAAGAGGGCTCTTCGGAGTAGTCTCCC